TTTGGGTTTTGTGGCACCGGGCTCATCCCCGGCCGCCGGCCTCAACTAGTTTATACAGAAGGAGGAGTCTGTGATCACGAGGTTGTCCTATATACGAGCCTGTGGTAAAAACCGTGATGAGTTAGTCGAGGTTTAGTCGACATCGATGCGCAGTTCGCTTGGCATGGGTACAATTGAAAGATCAGTATGTTCAATGATCCTACATGCAAATTCGCGTGCGTCCTCTAGACCGAATGTATAGCCATACGCATCCATTAACATTTCACGCGTGTTGTCGTCGGAAATGAGGATGGGTTCAGATAGAATGGCCGCACTTAATTTATCGAGGTCCACGCCGGAAGTGCGTGTAAACCAAGATACTTCATCAACAGAGACGTGTGCCCGATCAGGTTCAGACTTGAACCTGTTGAGAAACATGTCCCTGAAAATGGGAAAGTGCCTGAACTCATAAGCGTATGACAACGCCTTCCCGGCCATATAGGCCGAATCGCTTACTCCAGGTTGCTGACTGACTCTAACGTTGAACCTAGCTAGAGCCTTACCGAGTTTTGGCATCATGCACGGACGAGAATCCGTGTACTCGCAAATGCGACGTGAAATAATAGTGCTAGCCGCCCAATTGTCGGGTGTGGCAGCAGTTAATTTCATGCCGAACAAGGAAATATAATGTTCCCAGTCACTCTTGTCGACTTTCTTCTTGAGAGCACCAAGAAAATCGTCGCCGAGAATGATACATTTGCCAGTATTACCAGTCCGAATCGCATAGCAGGCCTCCATAGTGCCATTGTACAAGCTATTGCGTGGGGTGGTAATCGTCGTGCCAGTGGGTAACTGGTTAGACAACGAAGCGGTGTGACCGAAGGTGTTGTTGCTCACTTGGAAATCGATACATCCAAGGAACAGCTTCCGTAGCCATTGAGGCATTGCGAATTTAGCGAGCCACGCGTCAAAAATGACTGCGACGGAACGCCTCTGCCTAAGGTCGTTGGCAGAGAAATCGCCCTCAGCGATGTGTGGATAAGCTGGATCGCAGATGAAATCAGCAAGTGCGACGTCGTCACACTTGTAAGCCAGCTTGATCTTAAGCGGGCCTATTTTCTCTTTCGAAAACAGTTCAACAATGCGTTCCATCAAGACCATGATAGCAGGACCGGTGAGAGTGTTGAACTCATCGGTACCGGCATAAATCAATCTGGGCGCCCACTTGGGATCATAGCGCTTCAAGAGTGATTCACGTTTGACGGAAAGGGTTTTCCAACCGAGTGACCTGTAATCTTCGACATCCAACAAGCTATTTAAAGCCTTGGACATCCGGTCTTGTTTGTCGGGGGAAAACTTGGCCATCCAGCGAGACCTTTCGGTCTCAATTTCTTCCCACAATGGCCAATTGCAGGTAGAGGTGTCCACACTCGCGACGAGACTGAGCGCTTCTTTAAGCTGCTCAGGACTGATGTCATCACTAGAAGGGGGTTGCGAGTT